GAAACCTATCTCTGCATCTGCCGACTCCGTATTCACCCACGTCGTTATCGTTCTCGCGTTAGGATCATCCTTCAACTTCACCTCTCCGGAGAGCAATGTCTGTCGTTCATACGGCGAAAATGTGACCTTAACATTGTTATATACCTTGTCGGATCCGAGCGTTGCATCGTCGGCAGACCACGCTATTTCAGATGGTGTAAACGCCGTTAAAACGCTGTTTAAATCATAAATAAACACCTTACCTGACTTCTGTGTTATGTGCAGAGCAAGCGGTTTCAATGTGCCTTCAAGAGCTTTGCGAACCGTGAGAGCTTCGCCGTCTTCATCATAGAAGTTATCTGCTATTACAGACACGTCATCAAGCAGGCTCGTTGTCGTGTCATACTCTGTCATCCTGGTGCTAATATGTTCCTCGATAGAGGTATAATTTATGCCACACTTCTGAATCGTGTAGACAATGAAATCACGCAGTGTCATGAACCCGGTGCGGTCGAACTTCGTTCGCTCCAGCAGTGCCATGTCGCTGAAGGTCAGTTTAACGCCATAATTATTTTTGTAAGAGAACGGTTCTTCGTACAGCTCAGTGTCGAGCGTTCCGGACCAGTATAGCGAGCCTGATCGATACACATCCATGCGAATACTGCCTGCCTTGATGGCATACATGTCAATGTATTGTCTGTCCGTATCGCTGAAGAGCTGCAGTGTGGCGTGACTGCTCTGTACTGGTTCAATCTTGTCAACTTCACTCCATTCGATTTCGAGCGGCGAGGAGCAGAAGGCCAGATCTCCGACAGATCCGGTAAAACCTTCCTGCCAGATTTCAATGTCATACAGCACATTGTTGTAACTGTAGAAACCACCTTTATATCTTAATGCCATGCTCATCGTGTTCTGCTTTGTTTGTATGCCACTTTTTTCAAGACAACATATAAGTCATTACCTCGAATCAACGTTTCAAGTCTCATGTTGTTCATAGACTGTTGCGGATTGATCATCGAACGTATTTTGTCGAGTGGAGCGATAACTTCCGGATTATGTCCAGCTCCGGCATATTCGCCGACCTGCACCAGCGCAGTACTGTAGGCCAGTGCGCCACTTGCCAATTTCTTTGGTTTAGGAATAGCAGCCAGCATAGCAATAATAGAAGCAACTGCGGCACCTGCCATGATCCATCCAACGACCGGGACGGCAGCAACAGACGCAGCTGCTCCCGTTGCAGCTGTAGCGGTATTGGCTGTTACCTGTGCCTGCGAAGATGCGATAGAAGTATTAGTCAGAGCAATAATTCTCGGTATTGCCATTGCAATTGTCTGCATCATGTTTGCCCCCCACTGCAGCCAGGCACCTGCCGAATCTCCCAATGCTCCCGACATCATGCCCAAGGCATCGGCCACACTGTTTATACCTTCAACAGCAGGAGCATATTTATCTTTATTACCCATAGCCAGAGCCATGTTCTTCTGTGCCTGCTTGGCAGCTTCTTTCAGCTTTTTCTCATCAACTGTAGCCGGAATGATCAGCGAGCCGTTTTCCTTGTCGGTGACGCGGTTTTGCGATTTCATTTTCTTCAGGTCAAGACCTTCAGGAGAAGCTTCAATCTGCGTAAGAACAGGCTTTTCCTGTGCTCCAACAATCACGGTGTTACGCATGATGTCGAGTTTCTTTTGCCACAATTCGATTTGCTTCTCAAGTGCAATGGCTTCGTCACCCATTGCCTTTGATTGCCTTTGCTGAAGATCCTGGATCTTGTTTTCTATACCTCCGATAGTGGCAAGATTCTTATTTACTGCTTCGGTATTCCCGCCAGTTGTGGAGCTTTTAGGATTACCGTTAGCTAAAGCTTTGGTATCTATGCTTTTGGATAGTCTTTCATTTTCGGATCTGAGTTCTTTCGTCTTTTGTACAAGTTCGTTGTACTCTTTATATGTTTTATAAGCGGAGCCCATTCCTTGTAATTCATATAAACCTGCTCCTGGCTGATAAGCATTTATTGGTTTTTGTTGCGAAAGAGCTTTTTTGCTTTCATTATATTTCTGTTGCATGGCAGCCATTTTCGACTCATTGTCGAGAGCTTTCTTTTCATTCTCGACAAGTTTATCTTCAATTGCTCTGGCTTGTGCCACCTTTACAATACTTGTTGCAAGTTTATCATAGGCATCTTTGGCTTTTCCTGCCATAATGAATTCATCCGACATATTCTTGAAGTATGACGGATATTCCTTTTTAAGTCCTTTTACAGCCTCTTTTCTTTCATCAAGTGCTTTGGTATGATCTTGTGTAGCATTATATAGCAATCGAAGATGAATAACATCTTTCTGTGCGTCTTCAGTACCTTTCTTTAATGCTTCATTCAACGATTCTTGTGAACGTTTTATATCGTCTGTAGCTGATTTGCCTTTAACTAATCCTGAAACAGCATCAATTATTTGAGTACCATACGCCGACAAAAGCGTTATGCCGACAACCATTGCCGTCTGCCAAGAAAGAAATGAACCGGCTACCTGTTTCCATACGGGTGTAGCTTTTTGACCGCTTGCTATGAGAGCAGCGTTTTCTTCTCTGACAGCTTTAATATTATCGGCAAGTATTGGCAGGTTATTGGATATTGCAAGGAAGAACATATTCGCGCCCATTGTCATGGATGGAAGTTCACGGGTTATCTGCTGAACCGACATGTTCAGCGAATTGAACTTATGTGAAGCGTCAATAGCTTTACCCCCAACTTCACCAATACCTTTTGGAGCGTTTGGAAGTTTCAGCTGCTCCGAAACAGAGGCAGCAGATCTTTGGACGTTGTCAAGCTCTTTGCCTAGAGTCTTAACGACCGGGGTTGCCTTATCTTCAGCCTCGAAACCGATGCTATATATCAAACCGTTATTCGTCGCCATATTCCTTCTTCATTCGTTCAAAATCTTCACGTGTTGGCACTTTGCTTGCCACGTTTGTATGTGTTTCTTCCCATTCGAATACTACCAGATCTTGCGGTTTCAAACGTTTTTTAGAGTAAGGCATAAGTATGAATTGAGCGATAAATCTAGCCTGTTCCCATTCTGATCTGTAGTGTTGAACATTGTTGTTGTTCCAGGCTTCCGCAATGGCATTGAATTCATCCGGGGTTGACTGAAGAAAATCCTCTCTGCTCATGCCTATGCAGCCGATGGCCAACCCCATCAAATCCAATATGCCTACTCTTTTTTTTTCTCAAGTGCCATTTCCGGTTCACCTTCAACGACGTGCTGAAAGTTTTCGTTCTGGAATGCTGTCAGATCATCAGGCACCATGTGATCAGCCATTTCCATTTCATTCTTGTAAGGTAGTTCAACTCCTGACGCCCGACATGATGACACAGCGCAACAGAACATCAGCTTGATGATCAGTGAAAGTTCCGTTCCAACAATGTCGGTCACTTCCAGTTTTGTGCGTTCCTTGAATTCCAACATTGCGCCCATGGTCATTTTGCATGGGTATTCTTTGCCTTCAATTGTTATTGTATTCATCGTTATGCCGATTTAGTCTTTGTTTCCACTTCACCGCTCGAACTGAACTGAGCACTGTAAGTAACGTCTTCACCTACTTGAGAGGTCTCTTCAAGTGAATCGATCACAAAGTCGCCTTCTTCATATTCGTCTCCTGTCTCTTCGGCCGCAAAACCGTACTTCAGTTTTACCAGTTTTTTTGCCTTCAATGCTGCCAAGAGGAATTTCTTTGCAGCACCTCCGAAAGAGCTCAAAGCATCTGCCTTAATGCTGACAGTAGTCTTAACAATCCTTTTCTCCGGATTGCCTCCAGGACTGTCTTTAGTAAGACGCTCTTTGGTTTCCGTGTTGTAAGTAATGGTGTGATTAGTTGCCATTGCCTGGGGCGTGTATTGCGCTGTTCCAGTCGTCGATGTATCAATGTAAAGCATCAGATCTTTACCTTCTATTACTTCACCTGCTGTGTGTGCCATATTTCCTAGTTGTTATAATAAAAATCATTATAAAAAGTCCTGTTATAACGCCGTAAAAAAAGCATTTTGCCTTTGTTTTAAAGGACATAGGTGCCGGCGTTCTAATTATTTCTTTACGCTCCTGGTGCATGCTTACGCTGCTGAGCTGTTCTTCAAGGTTGTAGACTAATTGCTGAAGGCTGTCGCATTCGGCATAGACTACAACCGTATTGCCTTTCATACTGACCGTTGCTGTGGCCTGACCGGACTTGCTTCTGTAAGTTGCACCCAGAGGCAACTCACGGAGGCTGTCCATCGGTATCGTCAGACTCGCCAGGCTCGACGGGATTGTCACGTGGGATATGCTGACCTTTCTGCTCCACTCTAGGCTGTCCTTTTGGAGGATAGAAGTACTTTCTTTTGTAGTCCTGCACGAGCAAACGAGCAGGGCAGTTATTCCACATAGGACAAATAACGAGCTTCGAAAGAGCTGCTTCCAACCGCGACACTTGTTCTTGCAATGTTCTGACATTATCATAAAGTTGCAGTATTGTCTGGTTGTCTTTCTCGGCCATGTGACGGGATACATCGTCCTTATCAAGTTTTATCTTCTTTCGAAGGACCGGAATCTTCACCACCCAGTTTAATATGACCATTAGTCCGCCTCCGGTACCGAGATATTCCAACAATGTGCCCCATTCCATGGCCAATTGTTATTTCTTGGATTCTACCTTTTTACCGAAAAGCCCGACCAGCCATTGCACCAAACCTGTATCTGCAATACCGTTCGCTGCGAGCGAGGCGCCAAAACCATACATCAGTGCGATATACCATGGAATATTGTCTAAAAAGCCAAGGTTCATCCACCAACCAAACATGGTTACGCCAATACCTACTATCCAGGATATAAGTTGTATTGACCAGCTTGGCAGCTTTGGCAAAAATTTCTTGATGATTTCAACAACCACCGGGATAGCGGCCACTAGTGCCGCCAGAGAGCCGTACACGTTGCCGAAATCAGTATTCACCACCGTATAGGTCTGCGCCATAACCGGCGCAACGATCATTAATAGCAATAAAGCAATCAGCGAAAAAAGAAATTTAAAATGTTTCATTGTTCTGTTTTTTTAGTTGTTATGAAAAATAGAGATCTGCTTCAGATCTGCGACGTCTGACAAGTCCTGCCAATTCTACGCCACCGGCTTTTGTCCATTTCATGAATTCCTGCCGGATGCTTGAATCATCGGCGTTAGCCTTGACTTTTCTCAGCAGGTTCGACTTCGTGAAGTTCCCGGATCCAACGTTGAAAGAGAAGGCAACAAGCGAATCAAACTGCATCTGATTGACATGAGGGCATTCACTGTTTACAACCGCTTCGAACTGCCTCAAGTCTTCTGACAGCAGCTGAGTAGCCTTGTCGATATCAATCCTGTCGCCCTGTTTTACTCCACCTGTATGTCCATAGCCAATGGTCCATATTCCTGCCGGGCATCGATAAGCCTGCGTGCGCAGGCTCTCGAAAGCCTTAATCAGAGCTATACCTTTAGCTGACGTTCTCATCATCAGGCAGATTTAGCACTGTAGATGGCAGCCTGATATTTGCCACGAATTGGCAGTGCAGTGAAACGTTTTTGGAAACCTACAATATCACCACGCTGTTCAGGATCTTTGTATTTTGCAAAGACTTCAACAGTACCGTCTGCACGCATAACCTCGTTTGAACTGTAGAACAATGTTGCCTGTGTGTCAGTAGCAGCATTGGTGCCAAATGCGGTCTTAACACCTGTCGTCGCATTGTAGTAAGGCAATGCGGTTGAATTGAATACCGTGAACCCGAAGAGTTTGCCTGTCTCAAGAATCGTCTTGTACAATTTCATGTCTTCGAGCTGCAAGTCAGCAAAATGATAAGGATTGATCACGCAGATCAATGTTGCCGGATTGACATCCTGAGCGCGGAACCATGCGTCCATATTCAATACGTCTTCGAACGTCAATGCCTTGACACTTTGTTTGTTGACTGCTCCGGTAGTAGCCGATACAGGCGTTAAAGTAGCCTGCTTTGATGGTGCCCAATTATATGCTGCGTAAGCAGCTACTTTCGCCTGCAGAGTGTTGCGGTGCTGACGTACAACGCTGTCCATCTTGTTATAAGATGTTTCCATCTCTTCAATGTTACGAACGACAGTATTTTTTGTGTCGAATGTGTGAAGAGGCAAATTCAAAGGAATGTCGGTGCGGCTCATCGTCGGAACCGGAAAGACATTATTATCAATTAGCACATCGGGTGCTACGCCGGCTTCTGCCAGATTGATCTGGTTGTATTCAACCAATGGAGTCATATCTACAGAGTGCGCCAGAAAACTGTTGTCAGGATAAAATCCCTCCATCAGTATATCCGACCAGATTTGTTTTTCTATCGCCATATCTGTTTTGTTTTAATGGTTACTTAATGTGTTTCTTCAGCTCTTCAAAAGCTTCAGGATCTTCATCCTTCATCTTCTGCAATCCTTTCGGATCTTCTTTAGCCCATTTGAGATACGTCCAGCCTTCGCGACCTTCCGGCGCATTGGAGGATGAATGCTTTACCTTAGTCGAAAGCGACTCTTTTGTCGGGATTGCTTCCAGTGTCGTTTTAACCGTTTCATAATCAGAGAGAGCCATCTTTACGAAAGCTTCCTTCTTGTCTGCCGTGATGCGTCCGTCTTTTACGGCAAGGTCTACCAATGCTTCTGCCTTCAGTTTCTTTTGTTCAGCAAGTGATTGCTCTGCCTTTTCAAGACGCGCCTTCAGCTCCATGATTGCAGCCGAAACGCTTTTGCCATCGGCCTCTTCACTTTTAAGGTCGAGCGCCAGATAAGCCTCGGCCGTAAGAATAAGTTTGTCCATGTCTTGTTTTTTATGTTTGTTCAATAAATCAGAAATACTCAATTTGACCTGTTCGTCCGGAATAGGTTCACCGGCCTGATTGTACAGCTTCAGTGCGTTGCGGTTTGACGGAACACTGACAAGACTCACCTCGCAGAGTTCCCAGTCAGTGACTGTCAGCTGACTACTGCCATCAGGAGCAATACGTTCCTCAAGTGAGTTGATGATAATACCGGGTGAGCAACCTTTAAGAATGCCACACTTCGCCTGGCGTTTACATTTCAGTGCCAAAGGATCCTCTTCGTCATATTTAGCTGCCCCAATCAACTTAGTCCCTTCAACTTTCAGGTCTGTCATCTGCCCAATGAGACTGGAACTGTCATGATTGAACAGCATCACGGGATTTTGATTGAAGCGTTCGAAGCGACCGGCAGCATTAAGCAGAACGAACCCGTGACTGTTTGTCACGCTTTCGTCATTCAATACGTAATTGTCTTGTTCGATGTCCATATTGTTGAATTTTGAGCAAACTTACCCACGCGCGTTATTCGTAAAAAACAGAGATGCAATTCTTTACACTTTTATTGTAGTTCACTTTAATTCACTTGAACTTTGCGAAAACAAAGAAACGATATGGCAGCAAAACAGAGTGACGAAAAGAAGTCTATCCGCGTGAAAGATCCGGATAAGTATGAATATGCCTACCTGCTGTATATGCAGAAGGTTCCACAGAAAGATATTGCCGACCGCGTTGGCGTCAGCCAGCAGACGGTCGTTAAATGGAAAGACGATGGCGGATGGGAGCTTAAGCGCGTATCCAAAACCGTAAGCCGTGACAGCATGATCAGCAAACTGCTGCTGAAGATGAATGACATGCTCGACCAAGGCGACGACTTCAACGCCGACGAATTCGCCAAAGTATCGGCACAGCTGCAGAAGATCAAGTCAGGCTACAGTATGGACGACGTGGCCGACATCTTGACCAAATTTGGCGACTGGATGATCGAGCAGAGCGGAAGCGACAAGACTATTACAACAGAGTTCATCAAGACACTCACAAAATATCAGGACAAATACCTACTAATGCGCATCAACAATGGTCAATAACAGATTATCAGTACAAGCCGGCAAGCGATGGGAAGAGCGAAAGAAACTCATCCTGTCCGCTGATTTTCGTCTGTCCGACAATACAGATGCCAAAGATGCACGTATTGAACGAGCGCGCAAGGACTACAGCTATTTTGTTGAAACGTATTTCCCACATTTGTGTACCGACAGCGATACGCACCAGGTAATCAAGTGCGCACCGTTCCAGATTGAGGCTGCACGTTATCTTAAGCTTCATCGCAATGCGAGAGTGGTAAACGAATGGGCGCGCGGGCACGCGAAGAGTACCCACGTGAGTCTGCTCACACCGCTATGGCTGATGATACAGGAAGAACGCACGCTCAATGTGATGGTATTGGTAAGTAAAAGCGAGGACAGTGCCGACCGTCTTCTGACGGATCTGCAGGCGGAACTCGAATTCAATTCTCTGCTCAAGGCAGATTATCATATAGAGATTGATCCGACGTATTGGGGTGTTGGAGAATTCAGGACAAAGGACAACCGTATGTTCATCTCTCTTGGCCGTGGACAGTCGCCTCGTGGCATCAAGAACCGAGGCAAGCGGCCTGATTACGTGGTTATCGACGATATCGATGATGATGAGCTTGTGCGAAACGAAGCACGTGTGAGCCAGGCATTCGACTGGTGTCTGTCGGCTTTGCTCGGTGCCATGGATATGGGCCGAGGCAGGTTTGTCCTGGTAGGCAACCGAATCGGTAAGGACAGCATTCTGAGCCGTTTTGCCGAACGTCCGGATGTTCATCACACAATTGTAAATGCACTCGACAGTTCCGGCAATCCGTCATGGTCGGACAAATATACAATCGACGAAATAAAACAGCTGCGCACCTTTATGGGTGAACGCCGGTTCCAGAAGGAATACATGAACAACCCTATTAACGAAGGTGCCGTATTCCTGTTGAAACATATACGCTACGGCAAGATGCTTCCACTAAAGGAATATCGCAGCCTAATCTGCTACACCGATCCATCATTCAAGGCAAGCAGCACGAACGACTTCAAGGCCACGATGCTGGTCGGTAAGACCAGAGACGGCTATTATCACATACTGAAAGCCTTCGCTGATCAGACAAGCGTAAGCAGCATGGTGCAATGGCATTATGACATCAACAGCTGGATAGACGGCCGTGTACCGGTGATGTATTTCATGGAATCCAATTTCATACAGGACCTGCTTCTGGATGAGTTCCGCAAGGTGGGCGATGCAGTCGGGCACCAGATACCCATACGCGGTGATGCACGCAAGAAGCCTGACAAGTTCAGCCGTATAGAAGCGATGCAGCCACTGTTCGAAAGAGGTCTGATCATCATGAACGAGAAGGAAAAAGATTCACCAGGCATGCGCCAGTTGGTTGAGCAGCTGCTGATGTTCGAAAAGGGAAGCCGCGCTCACGACGATGCGCCGGACGCCTTGGAAGGTGCCGTGTTCCTGTTGAACCAGCGCAGTATGTCCAGTGCGGGACAGTTCCGTTTCGGACGCCGTCCGTCACGCAAGTATTAACATTAAAAACTAGATAGCATGTTCATTGACATAACAGAAATGAAGACTGTAATCGCTGATTACAAACTCAACGAGATTACCGACAGCGATGCGGAGATTGTGCAGAAATGCATCAACGCCGCCATCAGGCGCGTGAAGAGTTATCTGATGTCGCGCTATGACACCGACACAATATTCAGCAAGACCGGCGACGACCGCGATGCCGATCTGGTTGAGATTTGCAAGAATGCTGCGCTTTGGTTCCTGGTGCGCCGCAACAATGTAGACATACTGTATGAAAAGGTGAAGGAAGTATATGACCGCGATGTGGCTTATCTGAAAGCCGTCGCATCGGGCGATATTCCTGCCGATCTGAGAAAGCGTGTCGACGATGCCGGCAACACGAGCGGATCATTCCGTACAGGCAGCAATCCTAAGTTCACACATTCATGGTAAAACGTATCACTGTTAAAACGCTGTTTGAGCGTCGATTTAAAACATTATAAAGATGAAAACGAACAACAACACCAATAAAACGAAATTGAGCCTTAAAACGCCCGAAACGCCTTCGGTCAGACAACGCGACGGATTAGTAAGAAAACTTGTGCCTAAGTCGATAAGTCGTGTAAGAAAAGATCTTGAATCCTGGCGAAAGGCACTGAAAGCGGCAGACAGCACCGACCGCCCGCGCCGTCGCGAACTGATGGACCTGTATGCAGACGTGATGCTTGACGCACTGCTCACTTCGCAGATCGAGCAACGTATAGGCAGAACCATTCAGTGCGATTTCAGTCTGAAGGATGCAAACGGCAACATCAATGAAGAGGCTACAAGTGCACTGTCAGAGGCCGTATGGTTTCCACTGCTTGAACGCTATATGCTGGAGAGCATATACTATGGTCATTCACTTGTTGAATTGTCCTATGATGCAGTGAAAGGCCTCGACGTCACTCTCGTGCCGCGCCAGAACGTTATCCCGGAACTGGGTTTGTTCCTGTACGACGTCACCGGTGACGACGGTGATCTCTATCGCAACATGCGCGAATATGGAACCTACATCCTTGAGTTCGGTTCGGCTCGCAACTATGGATTGTTGAACAAGGCCGTACCGCATGCGCTGTTCAAGAAGTTTGCTGACTCGTGCTGGTCGGAGCTCTGCGAAATATACGGCATACCGCCGCGCTACATCAAGACCAACACGCAGGATCCTGAGATGCTTGACCGTGCAGAGTCAATGCTTCGCGACATGGGCAGCGCCGCGTACTTTATTATAGATACTACGGAGGAATTCCAGTTTGCCAGCGGTGTAAGCACCAATGGCGACGTATACAAGAATCTTATTGCATTGTGCAACTCTGAGATGTCACTGCTGATCAGCGGCGCACAAATCGGCCAGGACACTGCCAACGGCAATCGCAGCAAGGAAGAAGTAAGCGTAGATCAGCTTGTGAAGCTGGTGAATGGAGACAAGCGCAACGTAAAGAACTGGATGAACTCAATTGTTTTGCCGGCGCTGGTGCGTCTCGGCGTAATGCCTGACGGTTTGCTGTTCTCGTTCAACAGCGAGGAAGATACCGGCGAGCTTTGGAACCGAACCGCACAGGCCATGCAGTACTACGAAGTGGATCCGCAATGGATCAAGGACAAGTTCGGCATCGAAGTGACGGGGAAACGCGGAGCTGATCAGAACGGTTTTTTCGGATAAGCCCAGCAGCTTACGCTGGGCTGCACGCTCGTATAAACAGCCTCTACCTGGACGGACGCGCTTGCCTTGCTGCCGACGGAACCGATAACGTTCCAACGTTCAATGAGCAGGTTTATATCAAGGCAATGCGCTTGCTTCATAAACGCGGCGTGATGACGCCTGAGATGATTGATGAGAAGCAGGTGCGTGCCATGGTTGACGAATATTCGTCTATCTTTGACTCTGCCGTTTCACCTTCAATCAGCAAAGGTGTTGAGAGTGGCGTCATACCGGATGAAATGAAACGACGCCTGGACGACGATGTCTATCTTTTCTCCGGATTCAAGACGTATCACGAGCTGAAGGAAGCATCTTCGTTGCTGCGCGACAACGACGGACAGCTGAAGCCTTTCAACCGTTTTTACAATGATATATCGGCGATAAAACAGGATTATAACAAGAACTGGCTGCAGGCTGAATACATCTTTGCAACACAATCGAGCGTTATGGCTGCGAAGTGGAAGGACCAGGAAGCCGGCAGCGATCGCTATAATCTGCAATACCGGACTGCAGGCGACAGCCGCGTGCGCCCGGAACATCGCGTACTCGACAAGACAACATTGCCTGCAAGCAACCCGTTTTGGAACGAATATTATCCGCCAAACGGCTGGCGTTGTCGTTGCACGGTCGTCCAGGTGCGCAAAGGCAAGTATCCGGAGACCGACAGCAACACCGCCATGCAGCAAGGACGCGAAGCCACTTACGAAGCCGGCAAGAACGGTACCAACAAGGCTGCCATATTCCGTTTCAATCCAGGCAAACAGCAGGTTATCTTCCCGCCGCATCATCCGTATTACCAGGTGAGCGATCCTTTACGAATAAGGATAAAACAAGCATTGCAAACAAATAATGTAAAAGCCATAAAGAATAAGGAAGAATTAAAAGACTTTATTATTCTAAAACAAAAAAATGATTGGTTTGTCAATCCTCTTAAACATATCGAAAAAGAAACGAACGCAAAAAATAATGGATCAACAAATATGAAGGGAACAATATATTTGAAAGAAAGAATTCTACAAGATTGCATCGATTCGATTAATAACATAAAAAATGGGAAAGAGAATACTTTTGAACAAGAACGGTCAATGGCAACATTGTGGCATGAGATAACTCATAACAGAAATAAACCTGGTCTTATGGTTATGACGAACCTACAAAGACGTTTCATGGAATTAGCTAACGAATTTGTAGCGCGTAATACATTACCGGAATTTTTTGAGGCTTTAGGTGGAGACCTGAAGAATAAAATATTAATGGAGAGTAGAGAAAATACAGGATACAACAGTTGGGTAATGGCATATCAAAAAGTGATTGATAATTATGGATTAGATAAACAAGAAGTTGTTTCCTATGTAAAAGAGTACTTGTTCAATGAACAATATGATAAACAGAAAAACGGACTGGTAAATGCACTTTTCAAAGCAGGAAAAGGCAAAATATCTAAATCAGAAGCACAATCTGAAGTGAAAGCATGTTTGATTAGATAAAGACTATTCGTCAAAGTTTGTCATGTCATTTTCATTTGCTGATTCAATAGCTTTTTGTAACGCTACATTCTTAATTATCTGAGCAAAGCTGAGCATTGTAGAGACTTGATAAGAGCGAGAATATTGTGAATGCGTAATTGGATCAGGATCGTCCTCTTCCTCCATGCTGCATTCAGCCTCACGTATAAGAGTCATATCATCTGTCAGATCGAAGATGGTAGCTTTAGAAAGATCTATTTTTTCCCAATCTCGTAGCATATTTAACTGATTTTCCGCAAACATACTAATTATTTTCATATGGATAAAGAAAAACTGATAAAAAATATTGTTCAAGACGTAAAAGTCGAACTTGATGATGAATTTGACCGCAATTTTGAACGTAAAGCTTTCTTTGACAGACCGTGGCAGCCGGTTAGCAAGAACTACGAGCCAACGACCGGAAGCCTTCTGATGCGTACCGGTTTATTACGAAAAAGCATATCATCAAAGATTGACGGCAACAGCATTCGTTATGTCAGCAGTGTACCATATGCCACGATACATAATGAAGGCGGCACCATCCATCAGGATTTTGCACCGAGCAACAAAATGCGGCGATGGGCTTTCGCCAAGTATAAGGAGACAAAGGACAGCAAATATAAAGCCATGGCACTGTGCAAGCGGATAAAGCGCAACATCACCATTCCGGCACGTCCGTTCATCGGTGATCATCCGGAGGTAAGACGCATCATCGACGACGTGGCAAGCGACTGCATCGCTGAAGCTGTAGCCAAAGACATGGAACAACTCATAAAAAAGAAATAATATGAAAGAGATTCTTGAGGCCGTAATGGCCAAGCTTAAAACGCAGGTCAGCGACCTGCAATATATCGCCGAGGATTACGGCCAGATGGACAACTATGGCGATGTGCCTCCGGTGAAGTTTCCGTGCGCGTTGCTGAGTATCGGACAGGTGCAGTATGAAGAAGCAACGAAGTCTCAACGACGCGTAAAGATAACGCTCCTGGTACGCATTGCCGATGCACCGTCGTTGGTTGGCAATGTGGCAGCTCCGGATTCATACAGAACAAGAGCTTTCGCCATATTCGACCTCATGGAGAAGGTGAAGACTGCCATAAACGGCATGCAAAGCCAGTCGTACAACAAAGTAAAAATACAGAATGCTACGCATTTTGTGCGTGAAGACCTTATTCGCGAATACGCGATGACATTCCAAACCGGTTACCTGGAAGATGATTTTTAAAATAGCGAGAGCTGCCTGTTGAGATTCTTTTTTCGTTCCTGAGCGACATTGACACCGATGTAGTTCAGGAACGTGCGGTAACACATCGGATAGGTCGGATAGACGTACCTGCGCCAAACTTCTTTGTAACAAAGGTCTCGGCGTCCCGGCTCGTAATGTTCTTTTACGATCTCACAAACCAATTCAATCCTTTTTATTGTGTTCCTGTGAAGCATCTCTAATTTTTAACCCTCCACAAAAATAAGACTCAAACATAATTGAATACAAACTTTTCGCAACTTTTCTTCGATTTGCTTATCAAAAGCCAACTCTGAGCATACATAATATCTGACCTTCGTTGTGTCGCGACGAATTAACAACAGTATTAACTTCAAAAACATTTTTGTTATGGCACAACGATACAAAGTAGTGGAACGCAAGAACCTTGGCAAAGACAAGACCGAGGTACCTAAAAAGTTTTATGCCGTACCTGTAAATAACGGATACGTAAGCTTTAAAGAGCTCTGTGATGAGATTGCCGAGAACTGTACGCTAACCAGCGCCGACGTGAAGGCAACCATGGACAGAATGAATTACATTCTGGACAAGAACTTGAAGGCCGGAAGAATAGTGCAGTTCGGTGAGATTGGCAATTTCCGTTTGACTCTTGGAAGTAAAGGCAGCAAGGCAAGCGACAAGTTTGACACGTCGCTGATCAAGAAGCCTCGTATTGTTTTCTTCCCTGGTAAGGCGTTGCAGGAGACTCGCACGCTGACCGAGTTCGAACGTGATGGCGTGAAGAAGGAAACGACCGGAGGCAATTCGGGCGCCGGTACCGGTGGAGAAGAGAAACCGGGTGGACTCTAAAAAAACTATGCATAGTTTTTGCGAAAACTATTAATAGATTTTCGGAAAACTATTAATACTCTTTCAAAACAGAGGCGCAGGTCTGAAAATAGGCTTGCGCCTCTTTATTATATTTACTACCTTTGAACAAACTAAACAATCGAGACATGAAGGAATTCAAAATACACGCATACGGTCTGCAGGAACTTGCTTTGCATTACTTTCCTAATTCAACTCCTCAATCAGCCTCCACACAGCTGAAGAAGTGGATGAACAAGAAAAAGCTGCTTGATAAATTAATTTCAGCAGGCTACGAATCCGGACAAAAGATATTAACACCTCGCCAGGTAGCTGCAATAATCGAGCATGTTGGTGAACCATAAAAAAAGCCCGACCAGTTTGCTGATCGGGCTTCGATATTATTATGAGAAACATTTATTTCTTGCTGTTCTTTTTTGCTGTACGATGCATTTTTAAAATGACTTTGACCACACAAAAACATAAAACAAAAACGATGAAGATGTCAAAACCAAGACACAATTTATTTACAAAATTTCGATGTTAATGTTCTCCATATCATTCTTTTTTATCTAAAGAGACAATAGCTTTCCTTTCCGGATTCCACCTTTTGCCATCTTCCGCAAGTGCGTCGAAAAGTTTTCGTTTTTCTTCGTCGGTTGCAATAACAAAGCCAAATTCGGAAGAATAAAAATCAGAGACAATATCACCATTAGCATTAAGCATAACATAATAGTGTAGTCTATTTAATTTCCTTGTTTCATCTAGTTTTTTGAATATAATAATCCAAGTATTTATTCCTCTATTACAAGAAATTATATCACCATCTTCAAACACGTTAGCCTCTATCTTCAAATCTAAAGGACTTATATCTGTTGATTTACGGAAAAATTTCCCTAACTTATTATACATATTTACTTCATCATAGCCACTTTTATAGCTAACAACAGCTACTATGCAAAAATCGTGCGCTCCCTTAAAATCGTATTTTAATATCTCAACATTAAGTCCTGATTTTGTTACAACCTTAGCACCTGCCTTTGCAGCCGCTATACTGAAAGGCTTCAATATCTTCTTCATTTCTTTTCCTCCATTATTTTATATCCACTTCTGACAAAAAAATGCTCCATATCATACTGATCGCATAGATCTCTATTGTTTACTTCGTGCCCATCCAATCTACAGATATTTTTGTAGAATGCAGGAGCGGGAGCCCTGCGATATGTACGATGCGTACAGCTTGCGCATACACAATTAATAATTAATCCTTTATCATTTATAGCTTTCATATCATTCTTGCATTTAGATTGCCAACTAATTTTGAAGCCTGAATTGTAACTGAATCGGAGTATCCAATCTGTACTTTGTTTTTACCAAACTGATAGTTTTTCGCAGCATCTATCATTGAATTAAGAGATATCAAAGCATCATTGACAGATGCTTGCTTATCGATGCGCGACACTGCTCGCGTTCCGCACACAATGTACATGTCACCATCCTTTACCGTGATATCAAAGGCGTTTTCAATATCGCGAACTTCTGCTTCTTTCATCCGCCGCTCGCTACTTTCCTTTATCTTTTGTATTAATTTCTTTAGCATATCATTATATTTTTATCATTTTACCTCTTCAAGATAAATCGTTGCCAATTTGGTCTTTCCGGTTGTTGAAAAGATATCTATCACATTGTCGTGAATAGATCTTATTATAAATTTTCCTGAGCGTCTTGTATTCCTTTCAGTGTACTGCAATGCTTCAATATTTGCATTGATATTTTTTAAAGCTAATTGAGCATCTGATATTTCTCCTTCAAAGAAAGGCAATATCATTGCCCTGATCAGCAAAACATAAGCAGGGCAATGATTGAAAGGAACAAGATATTTCATCTTTACGTTATAACTCATAATCATTGCTGATTGTCGTCATATCTCAAATTGTATATTAAAACCAAACTCACTCCGTAACGCAGCGATCTCGCACTCATGCGGCGTATTACGATAAGGATAATAGATCGTGCGCTGCTTTGTATCGCAACACACGCCTTTGCGACGAAGGCGATAGAGAAAGCCTGCTCTTCGCCTCATTTTCTTAAATTTATTCATTTCCATTATCCTCAGACTGATTATCGAAAGGGAACAAATCAATGATAGGCGTTTCTTCGATGCCTGTGATTACGTAGTCAGCCAAAGTGCCCTTCATGGCTTTCTGAAGATTTGACAAAGCATCTGGAAGGTTATCTGCCATAACCAGCATTTTAGATTTTTGTCTTTTTTCATTACCTGTTTTCTCATCAAGAGTAATGAAAGCTAAATTGACCTTATAGAATAAATTGTCGATATTATTTGTGAATATCTCTGCGTAATGAGACCTTTTGATGTCAGAGACATTGAAGTCACCTAAAATATAAGGCATCATTTCTTCAATTATTCTCGCTTCTGCTTCTGTGTATGACATTGCTTCTACCAGATACGGTTCTGTAACTTTCTTCTGAAGGCCATTATCCATTGTCTTCACGTAGGATACTTTTGTAATAAAATATTTGTTCATAATATAATTGTTTTAACTGTTATAATCCGGTGACCATGCGACGCTTATTTTCGCTTTAACCTTACCTGTACCGTCGCAAAATATACAGGTTCGTCGTTGGTATTCATTGCGGCCGGTCTGATCAAGGAACTGTTTTGTACCGTGACAGACCGGGCATGTGAAGTTCGAAAACACCATAGTTTCTATTGCATCTCCATATTCCGGAGGAACGATATCAACGATGTGATGTTGTTTGCTCATAATCTGTTGAATGATGGTTCAAGTTTTTTCCATACTCCTAATTCAGTCTTTTCATAGAAATAGAAGTTCGTCGATGTGCCTTCTACCAGGTGAGACTCTTTGAAGAGCGACATAATTGCAGAGTATTCAGGATCGTTGAAACGTTCTTCAAGATCATAAAGCTTGCTTATTGACTTGTAGTCAAGATCACCATACTTATTACGTTCCAATAAGGTCATTGCAAGCTGGTACATAGGGTTTTCGTGACCATCTTCCTTGCCTTTTATCCAACTCTGAAGGAATTCAATGAGGCGTGTTGCAGCCGCGTCGGCACGTTCATCGAATCTCTTTACCTTACATGATTTAACTTCAATACAGAACTTTCCGTCCTGAATCTTAAAGTTCATTTGCTCCGGAGTACGAAGTTGTCCATACTCTGCCAGAACAGTCCGAAACGCACCCAGTTCATCGACACAAAACTGATGCAGAGCCGTCACGTTTTCAACTGTTTCGCGCACCTTGTTCTCAACTTTGAACACCAGTTCTGCGCGTATGCCTTCGTACGCCTGCCGGCGCGTCAAAGCCTCCTGATGTTCTTCTTCTCTTTTCTTTGCGAGCATTTCTTCCAGTTCCTTGCTCGTTAGTTTACTTAAATCTGTCATAATGGTAATTATATGATGTTAATACTCAAGATTCTTTTCACCCGTGATGGTGACAATCTTTACACCAACCTCATGATAGCGCTTAACCAATACCGTATCGGTCGGCGTATCACGCAACAGCTCTTCAAGCCAGTTGTATTCGCGATACAGCTCACATAGCCGTTCGCGTTCCTCTGGTGTAAGATTCTTCTTTATCTTCTTTTCGCGTTCCATGCCTTCAACTCTTTGAAAATTCATAATCCATAACAGGATCCTTGATGCTGACGCGATTCTTCTGACAATACAGATTGTAGATGGCTATGAGCCGGCTGTCAGGTATCTTGTTGAAGTTGCAGCAGTTGGCTGCTCGGCAGGCTATTGCCTTTGCATACTCAATCTTGTCGTGAGTAGTATTGAACTTGTAACCCAGACGGTCAATCCATGCGCATATGGAAGCGAGGACACGTTTGCGGGAATTGTCGAGATTCTCTTCGTATCTGTCTCGCCGAGTGAGAGCATCGCCTTTCATATCCTCGATCATGCGGCTGTATTGAGCCGGAAACTTTGTAAACATTTCAGTCAGCGAACAGGTACGTCCGCCGGTATACTGGCTTACAATTCCTTCCTTGATTGTCTCCTTGTACTTCTCGTTGTACTCCGGAGCTTCACGCAAAAGCGTCCAGAAGAGCGCATGCGTGCGATGTGTCTTGTTTCGTGTTGCCATATTACTTTACCTCCTCGAATTTTGCAAGCTTAAAGCGGCCTTTAAGTTTGCTGTTTGGTTGAAAAATAACCTTCTTAATCTCCGGTTCTCCGGATTCATTCAGTGCCAAGCTTGCGCGAATGTGGCCCATGCTTTTTAGGTTAATAATGCATCCGTCTGCCAGTTTTCTTGCAATAAGTCCACCGACAGCCTCAAGTACACTCATGGTTCTAATTGCAGGAATACCTAATCCTGATTCAATTTCTGTAGCAATTTCCTTATCAGTTATTGTATTGCCAGGAACGATGTTGATCTGATCACCCGAACCCATGTTCGTTTTTCTGCTAAATCGTTTGTACTTTATCATGATCATTTATTTTGAAGGTAAAACATTGACAAAAAGAATTCCTTTGTAAGAGGCACGCCACGGCGGTCGGCCTCGCGGATAGCAGGTTCAAGGAAGTCTGCCAATTCGCCGTAGTTGTCAGCATTGACGCAAAGCAGCTTCTTCAGGTCGCGACCTATTTCCTTACCTTCGAAGAAGCGGGCAAACGTGCGGTCAATAGGTCTTACATTGCGTATTCCAGCCTTAAACCGACGGATAAATTGCGGCATACCTTCCTTCTTGCGTGACTTTTCCAGTTTGTTAAGTATATCAGATGTGCCAATCATTACGATTGCACAAATATCTTTTAGATAATCATAAATGGTTTTGATGCTAAGCAGACCGCGAAGGTTCAAATACTCGGCTTCATCGAATATAAGAATAGGATTGAAACCATTGTCGGCGATGCGCGACAGTTCCATGCTGATACGGTCGATCTTGTAAGATATTGAGCCTTCGAACTGCACCTTCAGAGACGTCTGTATTTTGCGAACAAGGTCGCCGATGGTATCGTTCTGATTGCATGTGATCAGGTACGTGCCCGATGGATATGCCTGCATGAACCGGCCAACAGTATAACTCTTTCCGCAACCCGTCTCGCCGACGATGATGCGCGTTGAAGCCGATTCTTTTGCCTCGGTAAGTTCCTTGGCAATGTCGATAAACTGTTCGGTCTCAACCAGTGGCCAATAGTCTTTAGTAACCACGTATCCGATGGTCTTTGCCATCATAAGGAAAAACTTGTCGTCGATGTCGCAAACCTTTCCGTTGCGTGCATTGACGTAGGTGAAAATGCCTTTCATCATGCTGCTCAGATAGCTGGCATTGACGCCGCTGAGCCGTCCGAACTCATTTTGAGAAAGCTGTTTCTCCTGAATGTAGGCCTGTGCGGCCTTGATGATTAGATTTTTTTCTTCGTTAGTCATAATAATTATATATTTCTGAATTTATTGAAGTCAATTTTGCTCTTAGCATACTCTTCATAAGCCTGCTCAGCTGCTTTTTTAGCCTTTTTATCGCTGTTTTGCTGCTGTTTTATCGCTGTTTTAGCAGCGTTCAAAGAGAGTTTTTCGTCAATTTCGGCAGCCAGATCATCCTCTGACTTGATCAGTGCAGCATGTTGCAACCATGCCTTTTGCTGACCGCGGCTGTCGGTAATCATGTTGTAGGCACGCCATCCCTCCAGCTCCGGAGTCTGTTCGAGCAGCCGGAGAACCTTTTCTTCATCTTTATTGACCACGCCGAGCACGTAAGGTTCAAGAACTTCCTTGTTGAAGCGGTCTACTGCCTTCAGCGCCTCAAAGTCACCGGGCTTGCGGTCGCGTAGCGCCATCGGTTGCTTATGTAGTGCGGTAAGTATGTGGCGTTCCTTCTCTGTTTCGTCCATAACAAGGATGGTCGAAAGGTCGCGTTCGTCGTACATCACCGTCCAGCTCTGCAGTGGGTTCATGCGGAACGACAGATCCAACGTGTCGTAAGCGCGTTTTTCGCCCATGATCGTTGGCTCCAGGCATCCGGCATTGAGTCGTATCGTGCGCTCGTTGCGCAACCCGAATGTGAGCAGATACTTCTCGCGATCCATCAGCAGGCGGTCGGAGTCAGGCATACGGTTCCAGGCTTTAAGCCATGTCTGATGCTTCAGCTCGCGTTCCTTGGCTATGATTGCATGTATCTGGTTTATTACACCTTCTTCTGTAGGGAATTTCGTTTTATTATAGTTTAGAACGTCGATATTCGGTTGGCTTTCCCTTTTTGCAGTTATACCAAATCCTGACCAGTTGTAATTGCCGAAAATACCCTGGCAATAAGTCTTGTTAAGATGCAGGAAGTAGCGTTCTATAGGCTTTGTTTTTGCGTTCTTCACCCGAGCAGGAGTAAAGTATTCTGCCAAATTGCTGTATATCGTGCTCATTGATTTTATTCCGTAATGATCAGACTGAATCTGGTACGGACGGAATGGAGCACCAAGCGTATCGGCAACGTAGTCGGCTGCGTTCTTGACAGCTGCCGTAATGAGTTTTACCGATTCGCAATCGCCGATGGCATATCCAACCGGGTAATCACAACAGGCGTCGATGACTATGACAGCCGTTTTTCTGTTTGTGTAGGTATGGACAACCTTTCCGGATGCGTCCTTCACGTCTTTCTGATAATAAAGCTCCACTGTCCAGCCGTCCAAGCTCCATAAAGTCAATGCTTCACTCGGTCGTTCGCGTCGGTTCTGACTTGCTATCTTGTTTCGGAAAGCTTCCGAGCCGTTTCGCCCTGCTTCGATAATAAGTTTGTATTCTTTCATGTAATCGAGTACACTGCGTCGGCTTATATTATCCCAACCCTTTTTTACTGCGAAGGCATTGTAAGAATTGGCAATTTGTTGAGCGTTATAGCTGGCACTAAGTCCACATAGAAAGCGGAGCAGTGCTACCTGTTCTTCAGTATATACTTTTGAAGCATTTTTATTGCTTTTTCCGCGGTTATCGATGCAGCAGACGGCACCTTTCTCTTCATATTCGCGTATTTTAGCGCGTAGTCTTAAGTAATTAGTTGGAAGTGATATGCTCATTTTATTGATCAGGAAGAGCATGTCGTCATACATTTCTTTTGCAGTATTGTAGCCGATAGCCTTTATTTTACTCTTTTTCTTCAGATTAAGGAATACTGTAAGCCATCTGCAGGCGTCAGCTGCCTTTTGACGTGCCGCCGGCGAAAGTTTTTCGCCGTTTGGATAACGAGCTTCATCAAGCGCCACTTCATCCTGTACGCGAATATCAGCGTATGGTTCCAGCCTGTTGCGTATTGCATCCAGCCGACCATTGTTGGCATACCATTTATCAACGCTAAGTCCTTGCATCAGATGAGTGCGGATCATTGCCTGGTATTGTGGCTTTAATCCGTCGTAATGAAGGTAGATAATGCCATCTTTGTGGTGTGGCCAGCAAGTAACCTCGTTGTTACGCTGTGCTGGAAGTACTCTTTTAGTTAGATAGTTTTCAGAAATTCCACACAAAACCATTTCAGGAACCGTAACGCAAAGCGTTCGATCTCCAACTTGAGCCACCTCAGAATAACAAGGTGCATTTATCGGTATGTTTCTATATTCCGGCATTATAACTAAAACTTTTATTGTTCCCCGGACAGGACTCGAACCTGTTACCTCCAATTAACCGGGGTTCCTTCTGACCTAAATCAATCTCTGCCGTTAAAAACTTTATCAAACCAATAATTGAATTCTTCAAGAGCCTTATCAGCTTCGTGCTGATTCTTGCATATCAAAATACTGAACACAACGAACGAACTGATTAATGCCATACCTTCCAGTGCTATCATTGCACCGGTTTCTATAGCCCATTCTAACATTGCCAATCCAACAAAAAGGCAAATAATGCTTACCACCCAACCATATATGATTATTCTCCCTTTTATCATGACAGTATCTCTTTAGCGGTTAATATTATCTCGTTTTTCAACCCATTTATTCGCTTCATCCAATTAAAGCGAGCATCTAGCATTCTATCAAGTACTTCCCAATTTTCAAGGCTGACACAATCATTATAATTATGCCACTCAGTTGTGTGATTAATAGTGTCAACTGCAACTATGCCCCACAACTCTTTTCTTTCTTTACCAAGATAAAAAGCGGAAGCCAATACCGGATGCACCACCTTGAACACCGGCAATGAATTGACCACGTCGCCTGTATAGACAACCATCTTCTGTCCCTTCAATTCGTTTATTGCCTGTTCACTTAAATGTCTGTAATCTCTATCCATAATCTCTCGTTTTTAAATTTAGTCCCGCCGTCGGTCTCGCTCCGAACTCTGCAAGCCTTTAACTTTCTTGGCGGGATAGCATTAGTCTTGGTTATTTTGCCTATATTTAGGCGCTTAACACAAATATTTCGCAATGGAAAAGTCCTTAAAAGAGGTGATTTATGAATCACTCAAGAATTCTGGTGCTCATCGCCCTGGTGTAATCTTCAAAATTGAATCCGAAAAATTGGGTATTCCTATTGAAGTTTACGAACGCCTTTTCAATCAATTAATTGAAGAAGGTTATTTCAGCAGACCTAATAGGACCAAAGATGGTTGCGTAGTAACCATCGAATGATTTTTTTCATGAGGGGTGGTTTTTTCCATCCCTCTTCTCGTTCGGCTTGTAGATTCCATATACATATTTCGTCTTTACGATACATTGAGGTTAATGGTATGAAACCCATGGAAAACAATTCGACTATTCTGAACACATCTGGAATTTCTAGAGATCTATAATATTTCTTTGCGTCTATACAGTCTGAATATTCTTCCTCTCCATTATAGCTGAAATACCTTTCTACTGATTCAATTTCTTTTAATCCATTTGGTTTGTCTTTCCAGTTGATTGTTACATCCAACTGATAGCTGTGTCTTGTCTGAAGTGCCATGATCTATATTATTTAATGATTACTTTTTCTTCCTTCTTCACTGATCCACCAAGTTTTATCGCCATAGCTCTGATCTGTTTTGCAAATTCAGAATTTGTTCGGCAGTTTAATGCCTGACAAACCGTTTCACGTCTACAGTTGAAGAGTTTTTCAAGTTTTCTTCTAATTTCAGTGTCTGCTAAAATTTTTGCCATTATGATATTTACTTTAAATGTTATTTATAACTTTACGGCGTGACTAACTTTTGTTATCACGATGCAATATTACGGATAATTTTCACGATAGCAAAATAATATCGTGAATATTTTCACGAAAAGTTTTATATGATAGAAAGATTACACAAGTTTATTAAAAGTCAAGGTCTTAGTACTAGAGCCTTTGAACTCTCAATATCAGCTAGTGATGGCATGATCCGTCGTGCTATATCTAATAAAACCGATATTCAAAGTAAATGGCTCTGCGCTATTGCGGATAAATATCACGATTTGAATATAGACTGGCTTTTAACTGGTAAAGGATACATGCTTAAATCTGATATAAAAGATGAAGCACCTCCGCCAACGCCGACGGATGACAAATCGAGCATATATTATAATATGTATAAGGAACAGCAATCAGAAATCAGGTCTCTAATCGAAGAAATAGGAGTCTTGAAAGAACGTTTGCGTCAATATCAAAGCCAAATAGAAACATTCCAGGATCTGCCAAGCATTCGCTCAGATTCTGCCAACAATACCGGGAATCAGAAGAAATACATATCGAAAAAGGATGTAACTGCACCAAATGCAACGAAGGAACTAGTGAAAAATGCATCAAAACACGATTCGAAAATTTCTGCTGCAACCTCTGTCGCTGTCAACTCCACGAAGCAACAAAGTGGAACTAAAAAGAAAGTCTAACATATTAAGTATTAACATTTAAATCAAAAGAAGATGAGAGTATTATTAGTAATTATGGCATTATTGATCTGTGTAGGGAGTTATGCCGAAGAGAAGAACAAACAAATTGAGAATTCGATAGCCACAAAAGCTGCTATCATGAACGCACCTTTACAAGAAAGTCTAACAGGCAGTTATCTTGACAAAGCTGTCAACTGCAAAATATATAGTATAGCATCTCTTGCTGTGGGAGGAGCTTTTGCTGGAATTGCTTCATCAATAGAATTCAATACCGACAATCAGAAAAATCAAGTAATAGGAATTGGTTGTGGAATATGTGGTATTAGTGCAGTAGCTTTTGCAATTGCCGATATCATCTATTCTAAGAAAGCAGCCAAAGCAGCTAAAATGGAAATTCGCCCAAGCCACGAAGGTTTAGGGATGAATATAGCATTTTAATATTTAAAATACTAATATTATGGAATTTATGAATTAATTCTAAAGTCAATAACAATTCATCAAATTTCTTGTTATTGAATAGAAAATCATTACATTTGCTTATAAATTCCATAGTAAAATGAAGAAAAGTATGCAAATAAAATTTGAAGGACAGGAACATCAAATAGATGCAAATGTATTGATAGCTGTATTGGCTCATTATCAAACTATTGTGGAAGAATCGAACAAGGAAATAAGTGGAGGTTCAAAAAAAATAAATCTAAAAGTAAATGCAATAGAAAAAGGGTCATTTATTATAGACTTATCTGTAGTAGAGAATATTATGCAACAAATATTCTGTAAAGACAGTATAGAGTATGTAGCATCTCTTTCTACTGTTATAGTAACAGTATATTCTATTTATAAAAAACTTAAGGGTAAGCCTATCAAAGATGAAAAAGAACGAAATGATATAAGTACTGAGATAAAAGATAGCAATGTCACGTCCATATATGTGAAGAATGTTATAAATATATATAATACTCCTGTAGTAAGAGAAGCTATATCAAAATCAATAGAAGCAGTCGACGCTGATCCATCAGTAGATGAATTAATCTATTCTAATGATACCACGAAAACAAATTTTGATAGAAAAGATTTTAAAGAATACATGTATTCTGATTTTGACTTAGAGAATATAAATGAAGATAAAATAGAGGAAACAGATGCTATACTTACAATAGTAGGATTAAATTTTGAACCTGGTAGTAAATGGCAGTTTATATATAATGGATTCAAAATATCATTTATAGTAAAAGATGATGCACTAATGAAAGAAATAAATGAAGGTGCAAAATTCGGAAAAGGAGATGCTATCAAAGTAAGACTTAAAATAGTAAAAAGATTTAATCCTGATTATAATACGTATGAAAATAAATCCTATCGCATAGTTGAATTTTATAAGCTTCTTCCACTTACGACTCATATTCAAGGTGAATTATTCTAATATTGCTAAAGGTTACGATTTCCGTTAGTGGCAAAACAAAAAGTATAATTTTTTCAGCCATTTTTTTACTGTTACCTAAATTGTTACTTTTACTGTTACCTAAGACGTCTTTTTTGTCCTGAATCCGGAATGGTCCAAATTAGCCGTTTTATACGCAACTTATTAAAACAGACTGTTTAAACAAATAAAAAAGCAGAAGCAAAATTAAGATGCAATTCAAGTGAATTATACTTTTTGTTTTGCCATCTGTTTGTTCTATTTTCAATTTAAGTTATTGATATTCTTATTTATAACTGTATTGTTCTATCTATTCATATTTATACTTTTTGATCTGCCCCTTATAGTTTTCGATGTTTTCATCCGAATCAAATTTGCATTCATCGATGGAAATGCAACCTCAGAGAATTACATCGTGGCGAATCTCGTCCTCAGCGAATTACTTCACTTCCTCGAAGTCGACATCAGTAACGCCACCGTCCTTGCCGCCGTTGTTACCAGCGTTGCCGCCCGGCTGTTGTCCGCCTTGTTGACCACCGAAGTTCGCGCCGCCCTGCTGTCCGCCGAAGTTTGCACCACCCTGTGGACCAGCGTTCTGCTGAGCATTGGTGTTGTTGTACATCTCCTGACTGGCTGCCTGGAACACGCCGTTGAGTTCGGCCATGGCTGCATCGATAGCAGCGATATCCTGCGATTTATGAGCCTCTTTCAGCTTATTCAAAGCCGTCTCGATCTGACCTTTCTTGTCTGCAGGAAGCTTGTCGCCAAGATCCTTGAGCGTTTTTTCAGTTGAATACACGAGGCTGTCAGCTTCGTTGCGCGCATCGATTGTCTCGCGTTTCTTCTTATCAGACTCGGCGTTCGCTTCTGCGTCCTTCACCATGCGGTTGATTTCCTCATCGCTCAAGCCGGAAGAGCTCTGAATCTGAATGTGCTGCTCCTTGCCAGTGCCAAGGTCCTTTGCGCTTACGTGCACAATGCCGTTGGCATCGATATCGAAAGTAACTTCGATCTGTGGCACTCCACGCATTGCTGCAGGGATTCCATCGAGATGGAAGCGACCGATGGACTTGTTGTCCTTGGCCATCGAACGTTCGCCCTGTAAGACATGGATTTCAACGGACGGCTGGTTGTCGACTGCAGTCGTGAACACTTCCGACTTCTTGGTAGGAATGGTTGTGTTCGATTCGATCAGTTTCGTCATTACTCCACCCATCGTTTCAATACCGAGTGACAGAGGCGTAACATCCAACAGAAGAACGTCTTTCACTTCGCCCGTCAGGACACCGCCCTGGATCGCTGCACCAACGGCAACAGCTTCATCCGGATTGACACCCTTGGAAGGAACTCTTCCGAAGAACTTCTCAACCAGTGCCTGAACAGCCGGAATACGGCTTGAACCACCGACGAGGATTACTTCGTTGATATCTGCAGGCTGCAAGTTTGCATCCTGCAATGCTTTACGGCATGGTTCGAGGCAAGACTGAACGAGTGAATCGGTCAGCTGTTCGAATTTAGCACGCGTCAATGTTTTTACCAAATGCTTCGGAACACCGTTTACCGGCATGATGTACGGCAGATTGATTTCGCTTGTCGTTGTGCTCGAAAGTTCGATCTTTGCCTTCTCTGCTGCTTCCTTCAGACGTTGCAGAGCCATCGGGTCCTTACGCAGGTCGACGCCCTCTTCATTCTTGAATTCTTCAGCAAGCCAGTCGATGATCACGTGATCGAAATCATCACCGCCAAGGTGTGTATTACCGTTGGTTGATTTAACTTCGAACACGCCGTCGCCCAACTCCAGGATAGAGATATCGAACGTACCGCCACCCAAGTCGAATACGGCAATCTTCATATCTTTGTTCGTCTTGTCCAAACCGTAAGCCAATGAAGCGGCTGTCGGTTCGTTGATGATACGACGTACATTCAGACCTGCAATCTCGCCGGCTTCCTTCGTTGCCTGACGCTGTGAGTCGCTGAAGTATGCCGGAACGGTGATGACAGCTTCGGTTACTTCCTGTCCCAGATAATCCTCGGCCGTCTTCTTCATCTTCTGAAGAATCATAGCGGAGATTTCCTGCGGCGTGTAAAGACGACCGTTGATGTCGACACGCGGTGTATTATTATCGCCCTGAACGACCTTATACGGTACGCGTTCGCGCTCTTTCTGAACACGGTCATAGGTCTCGCCCATGAAACGTTTGATAGAGAAAACCGTATTTTGAGGATTGGTGATGGCCTGACGTTTTGCAGGATCACCAACTTTACGTTCGCCACCTTCAACAAAGGCTACTACAGAAGGCGTTGTGCGCTTTCCTTCGCTGTTGGCAATCACAATCGGTTCGTTGCCTTCAAGTACGGCAACACACGAGTTTGTTGTTCCTAAGTCTATACCAATAATCTTTCCCAT